CCCTTGTCAAGTCGGGAGCAAACCCTTAACCAGGGGACGAACCATTCACTTTGGGGGATCGATAGGTTGATGGCGGTAATCCGCCAATCCATTTATGGATATTAAAGATGTAAAAAACACCAATAAGAGATCCAAATATACTAAAGGAAAACTACAATCTCTCCAGTCCCATGAAAAGGGGAGAAGAAAAAGAAAGCAGAATTCGCATTTAGAAACCTATGTCAATGGACAAATAAGGACTATTCCCGTTGTATTTACTTATGTACTCGAAGAACTGGTTAAACCAATTGGTTTATCAGTTGACTCGGCATTAAGTCAAGCGCTCACCTTCCATGATGACATGATTAGAAACCATGGTATTGTAGAAGGGACTGCACGGTTTAATATGATACGATTGTATTGTATTAAGTTATTAGAGGGTCAGAATCCTGACCCGCTAACCCGTGTTGCGGTATCACACAAGCACCGTTGGCCAAGTGGCCTTTGTGAGCTTGCTCCTTTTTATTACAGAGTCAAAGATGAAAAATGTATAATCTCTGATCGAGTAATTAGAAGTGTTTTATACCTCAATCGCTTATGCGAGGGGAATAGTGTTATATCTACCAACACCATAACACAAGAACTTAAGTTATGTCCTGATTTTCGTAAAGAGTTTGCTGACTATCTAAAATTAAATAGGAAGCAAATCTCGCGTTGGAAGAACGAGCTTAACGCCGTTCCTTCCGTTCGAGTCGTTTCTTCTGGTCCAAACAGCAAGCCTAAGTGGCAAACTGCAGAATTAGAAGCTTACGTCCTTACAAGAACAGAACATAATCAACATTTTAAAGATCTATGTTCATGTACAGGAAATAATGACCTCTATGAATACATGGAGGCACGATCTTCACGCATTTCTAGGGTAGACCGTATTAACCTACGAATTATCATAGGTGTTCGGGACATTGGCAATAAATGTCGGGCAGTCGCGATTAGCGATTACTGGACTCAAGTATTGCTTGAACCTATTATGCGAGATGTACAAGAATATTGCAATAAACGATGGACAAATGTGTCATTTTCCAAAAACCATGCCAAGGGGTTTGATCAATTTAAAAAACTGATAAGCCCTGGGTGGTTTTCGTATGATTTCACAGCTTGGACCGATGGTTTACATGCTGTTCTTCAACGTGATTGGATGGCTGCCAGATATGGCGACGCCATTGCCAATGCATGGTATAATTTAGTAGTTGATTGCCAGTGGAATATTAAGGGTTCACCTGATTGTATCAAATATGGTACAGGACAGGGTATGGGAACTAGCGGATCTTTCGATATCGCTACAGCCACCGACCTTGAAATTCTAAACTTTGGTTATAGAAAGTTTTACAAGAAAACCTTAAATAAGAAAGTCTGTAAGAAAGTTGGGGATGACTTGGCAATATACGATCCTCTAAAACATCTGTTTAATATGTATACAAATGAATTAGGGATGGATATTAACCTTTCTAAATCAAAAGCAGCCACAGAAAATAATATATGTGGTGAATTTGTTTCCCGAAACATTAACTGGGGTCACGATGTGAGCAGAATTTCTGCTAACATCTGTCGTGCAGTCAAGAAAAATATTCTAGAACTGCCTCAACTATCGTACCACCTTCAAGAAAGAGGAATAACTATTGTTATACCCCTAACGAAAATATTTAAGACCTTAAAGATTAAGGACCGTCATAAGATGAAGGTAATCCGAACACTTTGGATCCTTTGTAAATTGAATGCTTCCACCCATAATCTAAAGTTATTAAAACAATCGTTATGGTATCACTATAGTGACTTCATCGCTGGAGATGATATATTATCATGTATTTCAACGAATGATGGAATTATAGAATTTAAAAAAGTTTTCTTAATGTACCAAGTTTCTTCCTTATTGAATTCAATAAGTGAGAAAATGGGACAGATTATGACAGGAGTAGAACTATCAGGAATTCCTAATAGTGACCTGCTTCTCACAGAAAGTGATTTAGAACAATTATGGCACAGAAAGGAAGACTCAATTGAGCTACTTACGTCCATAGTTATTCTTTCACGTTCGTGGAAATGTTTTAATTGTATGTATTCGTCGCCGGAGTTTGTGGAGATAATTGACATTGTCAATCAGCTAACAAACACCGACCAAGGGATGACTTTCAAGGAATTGGGAGTTATCTCCGATGGATCTAAGGTTTGGAGACCTGAAACTACCAAGTTATATAATTTAATTAGTAGCCTCAGTTTTGCCAATCCACATGAAAATGTTGACATTTACAATTTTATCAACGAATCATCAC